CAATATCAGAATCTTTTATATAATCAAAAGAAGAGAGAAAGTCTTTATTATATGCTTGAATTTTACCATTAATATCTAAAAGTTCATTTGTATGAAAAATATTGGTAATTGAAGAAAATTCAATAAAATTTTTACAAAGAGCATTATATGTTTTTTTATCAATTTCAAAAGCAATTAAATTTGCTTTTGGAAAATTATATAAAAAATTAATACTATCGACGCCAATATTTGCACCAACATCAACAATTTTATTTACTTTATAATTTTGATATATTTCTTTTAAACATGTGTTAACCTGGTAAATAAACCAAGGCATTAAACAGCTATATTCGCTATTTTCAACTGTATTGAATAATCTATAATTAATAGGAGATTTTCTAGAATATATTCTTTCTGGAAATCTCCCAAAATTATTTAAATTTGTATTTTTAGAAATTTCACCTAAATTGTTATTAAATGAATTACTTAATTTATTTAAATCATCTTCCATATCAGAATCATATTCGTCAGCCCAAGATTTAATAAACAACATTTTCTAATAGTTTGTGTAATTTTTTATAATAAAAATTATAAAAAATCATTTTTTTAAAATACAAAAATTTTAACAATTTTAATTTTCAATATCACTTTCTTCTAATTCAGATTGATTTTCATTATCAAATGAAATATCCAATTCTTCTATAGCGTCTTCTAAAGCTTTATTTATTTCAGTATCTAATTCATCATCATTTTTAATATCTTTCAATATATTTGTAAGTTCATCTTCTTCTTGAATATTTAATAAATTTTTTATTTCAGAATTTAACAATTTAATATTTTTATACATTTTTACATCACCTTCTATTCTACTTAATACTTTTAATGTATTTGTAATATTATCTAATTTCGAAAAAATAAATGTAGGTAATGTTTTTATAGAAAAGAAATCGCTTATTGCTTTGTGGTTATCTATATCTATATAAATAATAGTCATGTCATTTTTATATTTATCAAATACAAGTTTACTGGTTTTTGTTGAATATAATTTATTTTGAATATTCTTAGAAGGTTTAGACCATTTTGAAACAAATGTTAATAATAATAAATTATTAATTTGATTTTCATCAAGTATATTTTTAATTTCATGATAAATAGAAACTCTTGGAAGTTGAATATAATCAAATGTTGTATAATTATTTTTAGTTGATTTTATCCACTGAATCATTTGATATTTACCCTTAACAACGTTTATATTATTTTCTAAACTGTATTTAAAATCATCAACTTCAGAATAAAAACTTGGAATATATTGTAAATTATTATAATTAAGCAACTTTAAATGTTCTCTATCTAGTTTTAATTTTAAATTAAAAATTAGTTTATATAATATATTTTTACTTGGTAAAGGTAACTGATAATTATTTTCTTTTTTTAATTTTTCAATATCAAATATTCTACTATTTGATAAAATTTTATCATAATTTACATTTGAATTTATAACTATATTTCTATTAATAAACTCATTAATATAATCTTGATTTATAAATTTAGGATTATATAAACGATAATCTATAGAAAACAAGTAATAAAAATATTCAACTAAAAGTCTAGAATTATTTTTATATTGATTGTATGTATCAAGTTTACTAATTGAAATAAGTGAATCTTTTGATTCTAAAATTGGAAAATCTATATTTTTATCAGGAATATTTTCTTTAGTTTTTATTGTTCTGGTTGGAATATAAAATTCAAAATAATCATTTTTACCTTGAAATCCATAAAAATATCCAGATTTTACACAAGATGTTAATTTTATATTTTCATCTATACCAAATTCATATGAATCTCTTTCATTATTAAAATTATTATATTTTGAAAATGATACACTTATTTGAGGAATATTTAAATTAAAAGTAGGAAGTGGATTGGTTATAATTGAAATTGTTTTACTATCTTTTTTTAAAATTAAATTTATAGTTTGTCCATATTCGTTTATACCGTATGATTGAACTTTATATTTTGTAAGTATTAAATTTATATTTTTAAAACGTTTAATTGGGTATAAACTAAGAAGAGAATTATCTATATTTCTTATAAAATTATTATATTCAAAAGAAGTATAAAATACATTATTATTTGAATCTGAAATATTATATTTGAATATAAGTTCACACTGAGGATATTTTGCATTATCAGCTTCACTTCCCATATGTTCATAAATTAATACATATTTTTTTTGATTATTGGGTTCAAATTGTAAATATTCTTTTTCAAAATAAGGACAAGATAAAACACCATTAGGATTTTGTAAATCTCTTTTAAATATAAAAATATTACAATCAAAAATATGCTCAAGAACAGGATAAAAAATATGAGGATCTATATAAGATTCATTTAACAACATTTGTTTCATATCAACATTATAAGATTCTTGTAAAAATTTTATATTATTATCCTCTAATAGTTTTATCATTTTGTTTTTGATTTGTTTTATAAATTTTAATTTATCACTCTTTGTTAAATCGTCATAACTACTTTTTCTTGCATATAATAATGCATCTATAATACTGTCAACTGTACGTAATGACCCTTTTCTATAATATTGATTGAATGGATCAATTGAATGTAGAAATGAAATAATATCTTTTGGTAAAACACCATATCTATTAGATGATATAAATTTTTGTGTTTTTATAACATGTGAAGCAGTATCTGTTTCTTCTTTTTCTAAAAAATAATCTTTAATTTGTTCAAAATTCATATCTTTTCCATAATATAAATTATAAGGAGAATCTAATTTAGTTGACTGGTCAATAACAAAGCAACATGGAACAACAGGAAATTTATCAAAATTATCTAAATAATTTTTTTGTAAACCAGGATAATAATGTTTCTTTTTGTTTTCTAAACAAGAATAATAATGTTGATTTCCTTCTTCTTCTGTTTTAGGATATACCATAATATGTTTTCTTTTTTCTATATTTTCTTCAGTTGTATTTTCTCCAAAAAATGTTTCAATTTCATTTTTATTTAATATTTTAGGAGCAAATTTCTTTTCACAAATTCTAGCATATCCTGGTATGAACTGTTCAGGATCAATATCTTTTAAAAATTCTTTTTCTCTTACTTGTCTTTTTTGTTCTTTTACCTCTCTTTCTTTTTCCAACAATTTGTTAATATTTGGTAATATTTTACCATATTCTTCAATTATCCTATTTTTTAAAATATTATAATATGATATATATTTACAAAATATATTTACAAAATGTTCACTTAATTCCAAGTTATTACATTTAATTATGTTTAATTGAATATAATTTGTTCCTTGTTTTAAATTTTTAGGATCTTTTGAAATAATTTTAGTATCTATTTTTTCAACTTTATTTTGTTTAATAGAACATGCAATATAATTTTGTTTTGATTCATTTTTATCAGATATAAAATAAAAATACATATTTCTTTTATACTTGTAAATTGATAATCTTTCATCCAATTGTAAAAATTTTTTAAAAATTAAATTTGTAAACATTAAATCTTTAAATATTGTAAAATCAATTAATTGATTTGGTATTAAAACTTCAGATTGTATATATTTTTCAACTCCTTGTTTCAATAATTTAACTGGAATTGAAAAACAAGATAAAACTCTTTGTAACATTTCCTCATCGTTTAAATCGCTATTTTTATCAATTTCAATTTCAATAAAAACTTTATATTCTTTCTTTTTTTGTTTAATTGTTTCTTCTAATTCCATCTCAATTCTCTTTTTTTCCAATTCCAACTCTTTTTCAATTATTTCTTTTTGTCTTTTCGCTTCTTCTTCTCTTTCCTTTCTTTTTAATTCTTTCTTCTCTTCAAGAAGTTTAGACAATTTCTCCTCTTCTTCTGTTTGATTTGTTTTTCTTTTTATTTTTCTAACAACTGTATCTTTTTGTTCTTTTTCTTTCTCCTTTTCTTTCTCTTTTTCTGCAGAAATTTCAATTAGTTTTTGTTGTTGTTTTTCTTTTAATTCTTTTTTTTCTTTTTGTTTTTTTTCTTCAAGATATTCATCCCAAGATGATTTAAAAGTTATATAAACATTTGAATATAATTCATCTAATTCTTTATTTTGTAGTTCATTTTTTCCAGTTGATTCATTTGAATCATTAAATAATTGTGTATTTTTTCTATTTGAAACTTTTAATACTATAGTTTCCTTGTCTTTTAATTCATCATTTAAAAAAATCCATTTGTTTAATGGTTTAAACCCTTTGGAAATTTTATAAAAATCTTTCAATACAGCAAATGGAATATCATTTGAAAGATTAATAGAATCAAAAAAATAACAAGAATCTACATTTACAGTATACACATATTCTTTTTTTATTTTTGTAATATCTAATTTTGTTGAATATGCAGTTTCAAATCCTTCAAATCGTGACAATATAAGTGTTTCATCTTCAACAGTTTTATTATTGTAATCTAACTTATCTTTTAAATTTTTTAAAAAATATGACATGTTATCTTCAATATAGTTTAAACGAGAATTATATTTTTCTATAAAATCAGTTAAAAAATAATAATCTTCATTTTTAAAATCAGGAACTTTTGATTTATATTTTAAATTACACCATAAACAAGAAAAATTAATAATCGTTAAATTAAAATATTTATTATTTAAATTATATACATTCTCAATATCTTTTATACTAGAATTTTTAATAGAGTTTATTAAACTAATAGATTTATATTCGTTTTTTAAATAGTTAGAACTTTCTTTTATTAAATCAAAATAAATATAATCAGGAATTGTATTATTTAATTTGGAAAATCTTCTTTTTATAGTAAATAAATTATCCAATAAATACGTTTTAAAATCTTTATCATCAATTCTCATTTTATTATTTATATAATAAATAAATGTTTTATTATTATATTTATAAAATATAATAATAACTTTTTTATACAAAAAATTATTTATAATATAATTCATTTATATTTAAATCATTATTAAATGAAGAATGTAAAACTTCTGAATCTTCATTTATTACAACTGTTTTGTTTTCAATTGAAATATTTTCTTTACAAAAAGGACATTCACTGTATTTTAATATAAATTTTTTAAAACAAAAATAATGCATTTGATGTCCACAATCTAATTTTATAAATATATCTTTTTTTTTTGGATTCAAACAAAAAGAACAATAATAAAATGAATAATGGTCATTAAATATTTTTGAAAATATATTATTATCAGTTGTTCTTTTATATGTTTTTCTTGTTTCGTATATATTCTCTATACCTAATAATATATTTTTGTAATAAATATTACAAGTTGATTTAAAACTATCATAAAACCTATCTGTAAACATATTTAAAATATTGTAAAATATCGTATTTTTAATACTATAATTATTAGTCATTTTTAATATTATAATTATATATTTTATATATTTTTATATCATCTTTTTTTTTTAACATTTTAATATAAAAATAAAAAATATTATATTCTTCTGGACAATTTATAAAACTTATATTTTTTCTACATATAGGACATGTATTTTTTTGATTAGATAAATATTCATAAAAACATTTATAATGTAACTTATGGTTACAGTCAAATGTAATATATTGTTTACCCATAAAAATATAAAAATTTTCATTTAATGTATTTAAACATATTCCACAGAAATCTTCATTGGACTCATCCTTTTCTTTATAATGTTCTTTAATATTTTCTTCTTTATAATATTTTGAGTATTTTTCATTTATCATTTCAGAATATAATAATTCATTAGTTGAATATTTAGATGAATTTTCATCAAGGATTGACTCTTCTATTTTAAAAAAATCATATATTTTTTTAAATAGATTTTTTGGTAAATCATATAACATTTTAATATAACTTGTCATTTTTATTAATAATTTTTTATTAGCAAAAAAAATCAATTTTATATATAAAATATATAAATGAGTAATAATAATAACAATTCTGAAGAATTTGAACAAGCTGAAGAAATAATTGATTCACAGCCAGAATATGGATATGAAGAAGATGAAGGAGATGAAGAAGATGTAAAAAATAAACATTCTTCTGTATTTGAATTAGAAGAAATAAAAGAAGATGTTGAAAAAGAAGAAATAGATAAAAATATAATAGAATTAAATTTATCTAATATGAATCCAAATAAAATGTCATTAGAACAACAAAAAAAAATGAATGAAACATTTTTTACAGCAAGTATAGAATGTATAGATTTATCAACTAAATTATTAAAATTAGAAGATGATATGGAAAAAATGAAGAAAAAAATACACAGAAAATATAACCCATTATTTATAATATCAATTATAGAAGAATATATTTCAAAAGAAAATGATAACAATAAAAAGAAAGAATATAGTTTAGTGTTAAGTGAACTTCAAAAAATAGACAGTGAATATAACGATTCCATTAATTTTTATTATTATGTATGTAATGAATTCAAGGATTTAAAAGAAAATGACAGAGACAAAATAAGTGAATATGTAATGATAAATAAATTTTGTATAGATACATATTGGGATAATAAAAATAAATTATATAATATTGAAACAATAACAATAGAAAATATAAAAAGAAATAATGATACATCAATAATATTATTAAATGAAATTAAAAGGTCTTTGTGTGTATCCGCATATAAAATTGCTTTATATAATCCGTTATTTGAAGAACAAGAAATATATAAAAAAAATGTAAACAAAGATAAATGTTTAGAAACTATGCTAGATATTGAATCAGGAAAATTAAAACAAAGTGAAGACATAACTGGTGAAAGTTTTATAAGAAAGTTTTATAGAAAAATAATGGAAAAAGTATTAAAATATACAAAAATATATTCTTCAAATTTAACGTCAAAACTTTTATATCATATGAAGGCAAAAATGATAGAAAATTGTGTGAAAATTGCAAACACAACATTATTTATTGGATTTGCAAAACAAGCAGCATTTGATGTTGGATTAGGTATTTATAATGTGTATCAAGGTAAATCATTTAATATATATAATGATTATTTATATAAAGGAGATAATATCATACAAACTGAAACTATTTTGTTAATACGATTAATACAAATTTTAGCTATTACTTTTTGTAAATCATTAACAAACCAGTATATAACATGGAATTGTATAAAATTAATAACTAAGAAAATAATTAATTTATTTAATGAATTTACACCTTTTCCATATAGTGAAATTGGTTATGGTATTTTAAGAAAAGCAGCAAATTGTATATGTACTACATTTGCTTATTATAGTCCACATTTTATAAATTCATATTTTATATCTATTGTTTATTCACAATTTACATTTATATGTGGAACACTTGTTAAAATGATGGTAGACCCAAGAAAAGTAATTGAAAATTTAGCAGTTGACTTTGGAGATACATTTTCTGAAATGATAATACAATTAAATGATACAATTTTAGGTAAAATAAAGACAATTAATTTATCTGTTCAAACAAATGTAAATAAATTTTTTGATGGTGTTAAAGAACAAACTTATAAAGTTATAGATGCTGGTTTTGATAAAATTAAAGAAGTATTATCTACCAAATTCAAGAAAAATTTTGGATATTTACCATCTCAGTTAAATCCTGTTAATTTAATAGCTGATATGTCTGTATCAGAAATGTTATTAGCAAGTAAAAATGTTAATTCAAAATTAATTACAAATACAATATCAGATATTGCAATAACAGGAGGTTCTATTTCTGCTGGAAAAATAATAGCAGAAAATTTAAAAGGTTTAACAGAAGATTCAGGAGACGTAGAACTTGAAATTGAAGAATCAGATGAAATAGAAAATGAAATTGATGATATTACAGATGAAATAGTAGATGAAGTAAATAAGAAATCAAAAGAAACTGGAAAAGAAAAAGTAGATATATTAGAAAATAATGAAGATATTATAAATAAAGTTGAAAAACTTGTTGGCGATTTTGCCAAAAATAAAATAAAAGAAACAAATGATATTTTAACAAATGCTTATAATGAAGTTAAGAAAAGAAAAGGAAAAGACATTGAAGAAAGTTTTCAAAAAGTTGCAGATTTATCAATTGAAATATTATCAAAAAAAATTACAAAAGAAATAAATAGAGATGCTAAAGAAAAATTAACTGGAAAAGATGAGAAGGTAGAATATATAGGATATGATAAAAAGAGAAAAAGAGAAGAAGATGAAAGTGAAAAAGAAGAAAAAGAAAGTGAAAGTGATAAAGCAACACGTATGCTTATATTACAGTTATTAATTTGGGCGAAAAAATCATTAATATATATAAAAGAAGCAACAATAGATGAATTATTTAATATGATTAAAAATCAAAGTTTAAGAATTATAAATTATAGTTATGAACAGACAATAAACATGTTAAGAAATAAAATTTCAAATATAACAAATTCATTAAATTCGTGTAAAACAACTCTTGCAACTATGAATATTAATTTAATTTTTAATAAATTAAATTCAATTTGTAATTCTGTAAATGATGTATTTAATTATTTTATGATGTCATGGAACATGTTAGATTATGCTGATGAAATTTGTAGTGATATTCTTGAAGATTATAAAATGCAAAGTTTTGGAGCAACTACTACAATTAATAATTTTATATTAGGAAAAGTAAAATATTATTATCAAAGACGTAAAGTTCTACCAGCTTTAAAAGAAACAGAACAAAAAACAATTGAAAAAATGTCAACTGAAGATAAAGAATTTATAGAAAAATTTAGAGAAAATATAAAAAAAAGAAAATTACAATAATAAATTTATAACAAAGAAATTTTATCTCTTGTGCCAAGTATATCTGATATATTTTTGGAAATTCTACTAATTGTAATATCAGATAAATTAACAATAGAACTAAATTTAGAACATGTTATATTTTTACCAATTAATCTACAATAATAAAATACTAATCCTGATACAATAGATTGTGGATTTGATCTATTTATAAGAGAAGATTTATTTTGTATCATTTTATATAAATCAATTACTTTATTTATATGTTCTTGATTTGAATTAAATTTTTTCATTATTCTTGGAATAAAAATAACAGGTGATACATGAATTGTCCTTTTTTCTTTAATTTCTTTAATTTCCTTTCCTTTAAGGTTATAAAATTTTAATCCTGTTGATATATCTTTTTTTGACAATTTAAAATAATCCTGTAATTCATCCGAAGAAACTGGTTTTCCTTTATATTTATATGCATTAAAAATACAAGCAAATATAACAGATTTTCTAAAATTTCCTCTTCTAATAGTCTCTGATGTAATCATATTATAAAGTTTATTTGCTTCTTCAATTATATCACTTTCAAAATTCATACTTTCAACATCTTTATAAATTCCTTTATCTTCAATTTTACGAATTTGACATCTATTTGGATCAGTAAAATGTCTACTATCATTTTCACCATAATATCTCCATTCTGGTTCTAAAGATAATTGTTGATATACTTCAATTCCACAATCAGAACAAATTTCTTTTTCATTTTGTTTTATTATATTTTGATGCTCACAAAATTCAGTATTGTCACATTTTGAGTATTGGTTTATATCAAGTGTTATTTTTTCTGTTTTATTTAATGATTCATTCTCGTAATCATATTCATCATATTCTTGAAAATTATCAAGATCAATTTCACAATTTTGCAAATTATTTTCACTCATTTTAATTTTTAATATTTTAAAAACTTAAAATATTTTAAATATTAAATTAAAGTTGTTTTTAAATAACTTTAATTTTTATTTAAAATATAAAATCAATTTTTTATTTTAGAAATTAATTATTTATATTTTTTTAAAAAAAAAATATTTTACTTATATAAATAAGTAAAATATAATCTTAAAATGTTCTCATCTCCTAAATCAAAATCTAAACAAAATAATACGATGATGGGGTTAGTTGTTCTCCTCGTTGTTGGTTTAATACTGTGGTTAACTTTTGGAAAATCTGAACAAAAAGCTCCTTGTCCAAGAACTCAACCTCAACCTCAACTTCAACCTCAACCTAAAATTATAGTTCCAATTGGAAATGGTCAAAGTGTTGCATTAACTAAAGAGGAATATGCTAAATTAACAGAAGAAGCTATGAAAGAAAAATATAGAAGAGAAAATTATAGAAGAGAAGGGTTTTATGTAAGTTCTCAAGATTATATTCCTCCTGTACAAACTGAAGCTGAATATAATCCTATGTTATCTCTTTATAAACCTAAAGAAACTACTCGTGTTATTCCAGAACCAACTCCTGCTCCTATGCCTGCTCCTATGCCTGCTCCTATGCCTGCTCCTATGCCTGCTCCTATGCCTGCTCCTATGCCTGTTATGCCAATTGTTGTACCAACTGCAACTGGTACTGGAATGACTGGTACTTCAGAACCATACGGTAATGTTTTTGTTGACAATATTATTGTCCCTTCTGAAACCCAAGAAGATATTAAACATAGAATGATGTTAGCACAATCAAGTCCTTTCTTTTTAAATAACGGAATGGTTATGAATGGACAATTAGTTTAAATACATTTTAATAATTAATATACTGTAATTTCTATATTTTATATTTTAAAAAAATATAAAATATAATATAAAAATTTTATAAAAAAAAATAATTTAACTACTACAAGCAGTACAAACTTCTTCTGTGCAAATAAATTTTTGTCCTGTATATTTATTTATCTTATAAACTCCTTCTGAACTTTCTTCCACAATTTTAGATACTTCATTTTTATTATTTGTAGAAGTTTCAGTATTCATAACTGTGAATTTAACTGCACCAGTTGCTGGTTTTGTTCTTAAATAATAAGAAAGTGTTTTTAATCCACGTTTCCATCCATACATATAAAGTGATGAAAGTTTAGAAACAGTTGGTCTTTCCATAAAAATATTAAGTGATTGTGTTTGGTCAATAAAAGCACCTCTGTCAGCAGCAAAATCAACAATAATTCTTTGTGGTATTTCCCAAACTGTTTTATACAATTTCTTTAAATTATCAGGAATTGTATTAATATTTTGAATACTTCCATTATTAGTAATAATTTCATCAATTGTTTCTTTATTCCATAATCCTAATTCTTTCAAATCTTTATATAAATATTGATTTACTACTGGAAAATCACCAGCACCAACTTTTCTAATATATAAATTAGAAGTTAATGGTTCAAATGCTTCTGTATTACCCATTATCTGAGATGTACCAGCTGTAGGCATAGGAGCAACCATTAAACTATTTCTAATACCATATTGTTTTATTTGTTCTTTTAAATTATCCCATTCAAATAAAGGAATATTTGTATTTAATATTTTTGAATTAGTTTTCCAATTAGATTCATGTGTTAATGGAACAACATTCCACATATCATATTGTAATATTCCTTGTGAAGCTGGCGAACCATAAAACTTAGAATATGGACCATATTTATATCTTGATATTTCATATGATTTGCTTAATGCATGATAATAAATTGTTTCAAAAATCAATTGATTTAATTGTCTTGCTTCTTGACTTTCCCATGAAAGTTTCATTCTTGCAAAAACATCTGCTAAACCTTGAACACCAATACCAATTGGACGATAACTTAAATTATTATGTCTTCCAATATATTTCTTTGGTTTGTTTTCAGTATAATTATTTTCATCTTCATCAAAACAATCTATTTCATATTCAGGATAAAAGTTCTTATCAATAATATGATTCATATTTTGAACAACCATTTGTGTAATTTTTCCTAACTCTTCAAAATTAAATGAACCATCATCTTTTACAAACTGAGAAAGACAAATAGATGCTAAATTACATACTGCTGTACTATTTGAATTATGATATTGAACAATTTCAGTACAAAGATTAGAACCGGTAATTGGACCGATGTTTTTATGATTACTCTTATTATTTACATTATCTTTTGACATCATATAAGGAAGACCAGTTTCTTCAAGTGATTTTAATATCTTTTTCCATAATTCTTCTAATGGAATTTGTTTTTCATATTTTCCTTGATTTTCTAATTCAATATATCTCTTTTCAAATTCATCACCATAAAGTGTTACCAATTCTGGATATTTTCCTGGACAAAATAAACTCCATTTACTATTTGATTGTTGTAATCTCTTGAAAAATAAATCTGGTATCCATAAAGCAGGAAATACATCTCTTGCACGTGCTTCTTCAGGACCTGTATTCAAACGAATTTCTAAAAATTCAAGAATATCTGGATGCCATGGTTGCAAATATAATGAAATTGCTCCTTTACGCTTGCCTCCACCATTATGTGCAATACCTAAATGAGCAATTGTATAATCATGTGGTTCATCAACTTCTAAATCATAAACGGGACCTTCATAATCAATTACATTAATTGTATCAATTGCTATAAAACCGTAATTATTATATTCAAAATCAAAATCAATATTTTTAGTATATTCGCATAGAGGAAATGCTAATCTATCTCCATTTTTTAATTCTTTCATGTCATGAAATTCTATAGTTGATATTCCTGTATCTAATTTATGTTTTAATAATGTATATTGTTCATTACCTATAGGATAATCATCACATAATAATGACATCATTTGATGTTCTGGTGTTACTTTTATTTTATCTCTTCCAAATAATTGTACCTCGTATATTTTACCTTTATAATTATGTTTAACTAACATATTAACATTTTGAAATGTTCCATTGCTACATAATACTTTGTTATCAGGAACTAATTTATCAATATAAACTAAACCATTGTCTGTAATAATTTCAGTACCTGGAACAAAACACTGGTCTACATACCTTGCAATTTCATTAAAAACTTTAATTAATGGAATTATACCATTTGAATTTCCGTTAGTTCCTGAAATATATGCACCTTTACTTCTAACTGTAAGATCTACACCAATTCCACCAGCATGTTTTGAAATAAAACTACAAGTTTTCCAACAATCAGTAATTCCATTAATAGAATCTGGACAATTTAATAAGAAACAACTTGACATTTGTGGTTTAGGTGTTCCTGAATAAAATAAAGTTGGAGTTGCATGTGTAAATTTCATTTCACTTAATTCATTATAAGTTTGCAAAGCTAATTCAATGTTACCTTCATGTAAAAATCCATTTCTATCACAAGGGCCATGAATTCCTAATGCAACTCTCATTAACATATATTGAGGTCTTTCAGCCACTTTTCCATTTACTTTTTGAAGATATGATTTTTCAAGTGTTTTAAATCCAAAATAACTATATTTATAGTCATTCTCATGTTTTACTGATGTTTCAATTTTTTCAATATTTTCTATAGCAAAATTATATACTTTATCATCAATTAAAGGATTAGGTTGATTATTAACTGTATTTACATTTTTATGTAATTTTTCAATACATTCACGAAAAGTAGATGGTGTTGTCTTATGAAGGTCATTTACAGCAATTCTAGAAGCTAAAATTGCATAATTAGGTTCATAAGTACTTTTGTAAATTGCATTTTCACAACTTAATAAATCAATTTCACGAGTTGTCATACCACTTTTTAATCCTTGAATAACTGACATAGATAAACTTGTTGTATCAATATTCAAATCATTTGCTAACTTTTGATTGCGTCTTGTGATATTATCAAATAACATTACTTGTTTTTCACCATTACGCTTAATAACAAACATTTGTTCCATTTTCAAGTCAGATAAAGATTCAGAATTATTTTGCATTATATGTTATTTAATAATTAAAAAGAATTATTAAATAATCAGTTTTTTTAAATTATTTTAATTTTTAAAATTAAAAATTAAAAATTAAAATTAAAAATTAAAATTTTGACATTAATTTTTTAAGTTTTGATTTTGAACTTTTTACTTTTTTTTTCAAATTATATAAATAAGTTTCTTCCATATCTGATGGTGGAATATATTCTTTTTTTGATTTTTTCTCCTTAGTTTCTTTTTTATCTTTATTTATTTCTTTTTTATCTGATTTTTTTAATTTATAATATTCAAAAAATTCACTATCTGTAATAGATTTATTATTTAATTTTTTTACTTTACAACATTTATCACAATTTACCTTTTCAATTGAATATTTTTCAAGTAATTTCATAAATTCACTAATAACTGGTTCTTTTTTTTCATATGAAATTTTATATAAAATTTCATCAGCACTTGGTAACTTATCATCTTTAAATTTTTTAACAGGTTTATTCATATACAATTTATAAACATTTGTATATCTTAATTTTTCAGGTAAATGTGCATGTGAACTATAACGAATTGCTCTTCCTATTATTTGTTCATCCATTTCTTTATTCCAATTTGGTTCCATTAAAATAACATTATTAGTACCTTTTAAATCTAAACCTTCACCACCTGCTCTAGTAATTATTAGAATTTTAATTTTATCATTATTAAATGCATCTCTCATCATATCTCTTTGATTTTTTGTTAATTCTCCACTTATAATACCATATGGAATCTTAGCCATATCTAATAATTTTCTAACTTTAAATACTCCAGATTCTTTCCAGGCAGTATAAATAACACTTTTTCTGTTATTATTATATTCTTCTTTAACTTTATTAAATGTCCACTTAACTTTTGGACTTTTTTCATCATCTAAAGAAAGTGAAGCTCTTCTTACAATATTATAAAACATATTTGATTTTTCTCCATATTTTTCAAATGATTCTCCTGTTTTTTCCTGAACGTCATAATAACCTTTATAATATTCCGGACTCATAACAAAAGTAGTTTCTTCTTTAGGTTTATCTATACGAATTGGATAATCTGACCCTTTTTTGTTTCCTGGATTTATACTAATTTTACATTTAAATTTTTTTTCAATATCATAAATAGTATAATCTTCTGGTAAATGTTCAACATCAGTTCCATCAATCATTGCAATTAGACTGTCAATATCAGATATTCTATTTTGTAAAGGGGTCGCTGTTAATAATAATACTTTACTTGCTGATTTAATACATTGAAGAATTGTAGCAGAATTTATACCTGGTGGTGATTTTTTAAATTTACTTGAATCAGAACCTTTTTTTTTAGATTCTAAATTTCTAAGATTATGTGCTTCATCTATTATTACAAAATTTTCTTTACATATATTAAAGTTCTTTTTATTAGTATGTATATCAATTACAAATTCTTTAAAACTATAAAATCTAATTCTATCTCTTAATTCTGGTTTATCTATATTAAGTCCAAATTTTTTCATTTCTTTTTTAAAATTACTAATAAGAGATGTAGGTGTAATAATTATAACATTCATTTTAGGATAATTTTTCATAATACAATTCATACTTGCAACAGCTGTTAAAGTTTTTCCGGTTCCTGTTCCGTGAATTGCTAATAAACCTCTATGTGTTAACATATGTTTTGCAACACGTATTTGATAATCTTTTAAAACTACATCGCTAGCATAAGCTTCATAGCAATTTTTTATTTTATCTTTTTCTAAATCTTGTATTAAAAATTCATCAATATTTGGGGACAAGTGTTCTTTATCTAATTTTTCCTTATTTAATTTATCTTTATCTAAACCTTTTAATTTATCTAAATATATACAAAGATTTTCTTTATTCATTTTCATAACACTACTTCTAGATAAATTAAATTTACCAATATTTTTTAAAATAATTTCTAATATTTCATTTCTTGTATATGCTGGATTATTTTTTGTATTTCTTGGACCACATTTTTTTTCATCTTCGTTTTTTTCAATATTGATAATTGTTTCCTTTTTTTTATCTTTTTTAATTTCTTTATCTTCAGATATTAATGTTTCAATTTCTTCAATATCAATACTTATTTCCTTTTCTTTTTTCTTTTCATTTTTATCTACTGTCAAACCTAATATATCAATAATTTCATTATCGTCTTCAATTTTACCAAACCATCTACACAGTTGTTCATTTGTATATTTTTTTGAAGTTTCTTCATCCAATATAAATAGATTTTTTAATATTTTTTTAAAATTTAATTTATCTGGTTCATCACAAGTAAAAGTTTTTCTTGAAGGAATATATTTATTATATAAAAATGCTCTATATAAAATATATTCATTAATATCTTTAAAATGTTCTTTTAATTTTTGAAATGTTATATCTTTTATATTAATATTATTATCAAGTAAATATTTATGTATTTTTTTTTTAGTTTCAAGAATAATTTCAGAATCATCTATCATTTTGTTTATTTCTCTTCTTGTTGTAACTTTATCAATAATATTAAAATATTTCAAAGAATTAATAATATAATCAGTTTCTATTGTATAATCTTTAAATAATTTAACCCTTTTTTCATAAGGAATAAGTTGTATACATAAATAAGAAAGTTCAATATTTTTTCTTATAGAATTTCCCATATTTTTATATTTTTTAAAATATAAAAATATAAAAATATAAAATATAAAATATAAAATATAAAATATTTTATTTTGATTACATTTTGTATCTTATATAATTTAAAATAGAATTTTTCAATTCTAATAATTTTTCATCTTGTTTTAAACATTCTATAAAGTCTTTCATATTATTTATATTTTTTGTTTCAATTAATTCCTTACATAATAATAAAGCACTATCTATAAAATCTACTATTTTAACTACATCTTTACTATTTGCACCTATTGTTGTAATTGCTGGTGTACCTATTCTTATACCTGAAGGATTTAATGCTGATACATCTCCTGGTATTGTGTTTTTATTTACATAAATATTCACATATTCTAGTATTTTTTCTGCTCTTGCTCCATTTACACCCTTATTTCTTAAATCTAATAAAAATAAATGATTATCAGTTCCTCCAGTTATTATATTATATCCTCTTGAATTAAATTCTGAACACATAATTCTAGCATTTTCTCTGACTTTTTTTATATATTCTTTAAATTCAGGTGTCATTACTTCTTTTAATTGACATGCAACACCTGCAATTTGATTTTGATGTGGTCCACCTTGTAATCCTGGAAATACACCATCATTAATTTTACTTTCAAGATGCCTTTTAAAAAATATAATTGCTGATCTTGGACCTCTTAGTGTTTTATGCGTAGTTGTTGTAACAACATCACAATACTTAAATGGAGAATTCATTTCACCTGTTGCTACAAAACCACTAATATGTGCAATATCTGCCATTAAAAATGACCCATTTTTATCTGCTATTTTTCTAAATCTCTCATAATCAAAATCACGAGAATATGCACTTGCACCACAAATTATTAAATTTGGTTTTACTTCATCTGTTTGTTTTTCTAACTCTTCATAATCTATAAATCCATTTTCATTTACTTTGTAAGGATAACTCTCATAATACTTTGAAGAAGCTGTTATTTTTTTAGTTTTTGTAAAAAATCCATGTGTTAAATGTCCACCCGATGATAATTCTAAACCCATTATTTTATCACCAGGATTCAACAAACTTAAATAAACTGCTAAATTAGCAACACTCCCTGAATATGGTTGCACATTACAACCCCATTCTTTATCATCTAAATTAAATGCTTGTAATGCTCTTGAAATACAAAGTTTTTCTAATTCATCTATATGTTCATTACCACCATAATATCTTTTACCAGGTAATCCTTCAGAATATTTATTTGTAAATATACTTCCTAAACATTCAAGAACAGCTTTAGAAGTATAATTTTCAGACGCAATCAATTCAATACCTTCTTCTTGTCTTATTGTTTCTTTTTCAAGTATTTCAAATAATTCTGGATCAA